AAGGCTAAGGCAGCCCACCCTGTAGGCAAGATCCAGTTCAAGCACCCGGTCGAATACACGATCCCGCCCTACGGCAGCCCGCCGCCGAGCCAAGCCCCGACCTACTACACCAACCTGCCGCTGCTCACCCACGCGGACATGGTGACGAAGGCGGATTGGGCGCTGCGGCTGTTCCTGCTATCCCGCCGCCCGACCACCGCAGGCGTCCCGTGGCTCGGCAAGTGGGCAACACGAGTGCAATACCCGCGCGATGGCGGCCAGATCGGCGAGGCCGTGGCGCAACTGGCCCGCGATATCCCGCACAACGCGCTGCTGTCGGCGTTTCCGCTGCATATCCCGGATGGCGTCAAGGGCGCGGTCGCGACGAACTCCTGGGCCGCCGTGCGCGTGCTCGCCAGCGCCGACGACCTGATGCTGGTCGTGGATGCCACCTGGGACGAAGGGTCATGACATGCGATGGAGCAGCCGCCGCCAGAGCATAAACCGCGCAACTGGCTGACGCTGTCCGTCCTCGGCACCGCTGCCGGCATCGGCGTCTACGTCTTCACCATCGGCTCCCAGATCGGCGCCATGCGCCACCAGCTCGATACCCACGATATCCGCATCGACGCGCTGGAAACACGCGGCAGCGGCCCCGTGCAGGCCACCGCCGAGAAGGTCAACGGACTGACCAGCCGCGCCGACCGGATACTGACGGAATTGCTCTCGATGCAGCAGCGCGTGGCCGATTTGCAGGCCACCCAGCAAATGCAGGGCGCGGTGCTCAACCGCCTCCAGCAGGACGTGGCCGCAGGCAGGACAAACCCACCCACTACCAACGGGGACAAATAATGCGCCATTATCTCGTCACCGGCATGATTGCGTCGGCCGCATTCAGTGCCGCGATTGCGCTCTCGCCCCACCCCGCCCACGCCACACTGCAACTCGCGGCGGACTTCGGGGGCACCACGTTCCTCTGCGTCGATAACGCCGCCTGCGATACCAACCTGTCTACCGGCACCATCCAGATCGCCGACCAGACGATCGGCGGCGTGACGGTGAACGGGTCCATCCAGGGGTCGGTGGGGACGGTTGCCAACCCGAACGCGCTGGATATTCTGAACACGTCGAGCCTCTCGGCCATCAACACGCTGGGCGTGGCAGTCGGCTATACCGTGACCGTTTCCGACACCAGCTTCGCCGCACCGGTCGGGCAGTTCAGCTTGTCCGGTGCGGGCACGTTCGAGAATGCGGTCGGCAGCACGGCATTGATGCGCTGGTGGGCGGATGCGGGCAATAATCAGGGCGCGGACGCGGTGAACGACACACCTGGCGCGCTGCTCGACAGCTTCTCCACCACCGCCGCCAGCATCGCCGACGCCTATAGCCACAGCGGCAGCGGGGCGTTCGTGGCCACCGCTCCTTTCAGCATGACCGAGCAGATCACCGGCACCATTGCCGCCAACGGCACGCTGCTCAACCGCGGCCAGACCGAGATCCTCACGCCCGCGCCGGAACCGGCCAGCATGGCGCTGCTGGGCATGGGCCTCCTCGGCCTCGCCACTCTCGGCAGGCGGGCGCGGCGCTAGCTATGCCAAGGCCCAAAGCTGAAGACGCGAAGATCCTCGCCGAGGCGAAGGCGCGCTTTGACCGCTGCCAGGCGTGGGAAAGCGCATGGCGCGATCGGGCGAAGTTCGACATCAAATTCGCCAACGGAGACGCCTTAAATAATGGTCAGTGGGACTCGAATGTTAGACAAGAGCGCGGCGCGCGGCCGTGCCTCACGTATAATCAGGTCCGCCAGCATAATTTGCAGGTCCAGAACGATGCAAGACAAAACAAAGCGCAAATAAAGGTCACACCGACCGGCGGCAGGGCCTCCTACGAGAGCGCCCAGATCTTCGCGGGCATCATCCGCCGCATTGAATACCAGTCCAAAGCCGTGGATGCGTATTCCACCGCCATTTACCACCAGGTGGAGTCGGGAATTGGCTATGTCCGGGTCGAAACGGACTACGTCGATCAAAATTCGTTCGATCTGGACCTGTTCATCCGCCGGATCGCCGACCCGTTCACCATTTACTGCGACCCAGATGCGAAAGAATACGACAAGGCCGACATGAACTTCTGCTTCGTCTTCGAGGACGTGCCGCGGGATCGCTACGAGGAGGAATACGGCAAGGAGGACAGCCCCGCGCCGGCCACCTTCGACAATACCGACACATGGAACGACAAGGACCACGTGAGGATCGCCGAATACTGGCGCCGCAACATCAACGACGAAACCATCCACCTGATGCAGGACGGGACGACCGTCAGGGATAGCGAGATACCGGCCGAGGTGCGGGAGCAAATCAAGCCCTTCATCGTCAAAAGCCGCAAGGTCGCCGAACCCGAGATCGAGTGGTTCAAGCTGGCGGGAAATCGCATCATCGACCGCGAGGAATGGCCCGGAAAGTATATCCCAATCGTCCCCTTCATCGGCGAGGAGCTGGTGATGGACGGCGAGATGGACCGCAAGGGCCATACACGCTCCCAGATCGATGCACAGCGCATTTACAACTACTGGGCCAGTGCCGCGGTTGAACAGGTCGCCCTCCAGACCAAGACGCCATACGTCGCCACCGCCGCGGCCATACAAGGCCACGAAGAGCAATGGATGACGGCGAACATCAAGAACTGGAGCGTGATGCTCTACAACGGCGTCGGCGAGGACGGCCAGCCGATCGCCCCGCCGGCCCGCGAGCCGCCACCGCAAATGGCCCAGGCATATGTCACGGGCATGCAGATTGCGCGGGAGGATCTCCGCGCCGTCACCGGCCAGTATCAGGCCGCACAGGGCATGCCATCCAACGAGCGCAGCGGCATCGCCATTCAGCAGCGCCAGCGGCAATCCGAGCAGGCTACCTACCACTACGTGGATAATCAGGCCAAGGGCATCCGCCAGATCGGCCGCATTCTGCTCGATCTCATCCCCAAGATTTACGATGTGCAACGGGTCGTCATGACGCTGGGGGAAGACGGCAGCGAGGCGAAGGTCGTCGTGGCGCCGGATGCCCCTGAGGCCCACCAGGCGATCGGCCCAGGCCCGGATGGACAGCCGCAGCAGCTAACGCAGGGCGACGCCCAGAAGCAGATGCAAGACCCGGATCGGCCGGACCCGACGATCATCTTCAACCCCACGGTTGGCCAGTATGACGTTGAGGCCGATGTCGGGCCGAGCTACGGCACCCAGCGCCAGGAGGCCGCCAACGCCTTCAGCCAGATCATGGCGCAGAACCCGGAGGCGTTTCAGATCGTGGGCGACTTCTGGGCGACGAACAGCGACTTTCCGGGGGCCGATGAGCTAGCCGACCGGCTCAAGCGGGGCCTGCCGCCGCAATACAAGGCCGACGCGCCCGATCCACAGGTCATGGCGATCACCCAGCAGGCGCAGCAGGTTCAGCAACACGCGCAGGAGTTGCTGGGCAAGGCCGACGCCGAGATCCAAGACCTGAAACAGCAGCTTGTCCTGATGCAGGCCCAGGCCAAGGACAAATCGGGCGAGCTGATCATCAAGGACTACGAGGCCGAGACGAAACGGCTCGCGGCGGTCGGCAGCATCGATCCGATGGCGCTGCAACTAGTGGTCCGGCAACTGGTTTCCGACATGTTGGACACGCAGTTGGAGGAGAAGCTCTACGGCCACGCCGAGCTTCAGGGGCAGCTAGCCGCCCGCATGCAGCCGCCACAGCCGCCAGGGGCAGAAGGCGCACCCAACGGCGGCGCACCTCCAGGCCCGATGCAATGAGCGAGAACGTCGCCGAACTCCTCGCCGAGATCGAGCGCCTGCGCGCGGACCTGAAAGGCGTGGGCGCGGATCTGAAGGGAGCGCACGCCCTCATCGAGCGGCTGCGCGAGGAGATCAGACACCTGCGCGCCACGCTTGACGACCAGCATGTCCGCATGGACGCCGCCCAGGCAGTCCGCGCCGGCAGCCTGGCACCCCACCCGGCCGACGACGAACCGGGCAACTACACCCACGACGTAGCACCTAGCGCCCCGCGCTAACCCAGAGGCAACCCCATGAGCGACCAGCCCAACGCACCGGCCCCGGCCGAAGGCGAACCCGCGCCCGCAACAGAGCCGACAGTAACGCCAGATTCCGGACAACCTGCACCTTCCCCGGAAACGCCCGAGCAAACGCCGGAACAGGCGGCCGAAACCAAAACCCGCGCCGATCGCCGCTTTGCCGAACTCTCCGCGCGCCAGGCGGCAATGGTGCGCGAACGCGACCGCCTCGCCGCCGAGAACGAAGTCCTGCGCCGCTACGTTCCGCAGCAGCAGGCGACCCCCGAGCTGCAAGAGCGCGCCCAGATCGAGGCGGCGGCCGAGGCGCGGGCAGAGGCCAAGCTGCTCCAGCGGCGGTTCCACGAAGAGGGCAACGCGCAATTCGCGGACTGGGGCCAGAAGACCAAGGATCTGATCGACATGGGCGCCGACAGCGGCGTTGCCCAACTGCTGGTGAACATGCCGGGTGGCGTCCGCGTGGCCGCCGCCCTCGCCGACGATCCCGCTGCGGTGCAGAGAATTGCTAGCATCCAGACGCTTGAGGGACGCGCCGTCGCGCTGGGCAAATACGCTGCACAGATCGAGGACGGAGCGGGACGTGCCGTGCATACCCCACGCCCGGTCACTTCCGCACCCGCGCCGGTCAGGACCGTCACCGGCAGAGCCTCGCCGCAGTTCAACGAATACAACGCTGACGGTCAGAGTCTGGTCGATCTTTATATGAAACAGAACCTCGAGCGCCAGACACGCCGGGGCTGACGCCTACCCCGTCGCGGCCGGGTCATGCCGCTGTGCCTACCGCCCAAGGCCGTCGCGTCAGGCCGTAAACACGCAGCGTCGTGCCCACAGGTCGTCGCGTCCGACCCTAAAGACGCAGCGGCGTGCCGTCGCTTGTGATAGCGGCTACCCCCTTTCGTCACAGCGAGTATTCGAGGCTCCAAGAACCCGGCGTCTCAAGTCGAGATCGCCCTTGTGTGGTGCGGAGCCCTTTCCTCGCAACTATAGTGACGAAAGGGGCAAGCAATGCCCGCAACCAATACTCTCCTAACCATAAATATGATTACTGCCAAGGCATTGGCAATTCTCCACCAGAAATGCAACTTCATCGGCGCAATTAATAGGCAATACGATGATTCGTTTGCCAACTCTGGCGCCAAGATCGGCAGCACCCTCCGTATTCGCTTGCCGGTGCAATACACCACCAGCACCACCCCGGCGCTGTCGCTCCAGAACACCATCGAGACGTCCGTCAGCCTGCCGATCACCAACCAATACCATGTGGACTTCTCGTTCTCGTCCGCCGAACTCACGCTCACCATCGACGAGTTCTCGGCCCGGTATATCGAGCCGGCCATCGCACAGCTCGCCGCCTCCATCGAAAGCGCCACCATCAATATGTGCTGGCCCGCCGTGTGGAATCAGGTCGGCGCCGCCGCCGCCCCGCAGGCATTCAAGACCATCCTGCAAGCCCGCAAGCTGATGCTGGACAACCTCACGCCGCAGAGCAAGCAATGGCTGTTGCGTATTAACACCCAGGATAACGTCGACGTTGTGTCGGAAGTGAAAGGACTTTTCCAGCAGTCAACGCAGATCGCCCGGCAATACACCGACGGCGTGATGGGACTGTCCGGCGGCTTCGAATGGGCGGAAAATACGTTCTTGTCCACCCAAACACGCGGCGCCGAGGCGGGCTATCTGGTGTCGCCAGCTTCGCAGACGGGGTCCACGCTGGCGGTCATCACGGGCACTGGGGCGGGAAACGCGGGCGATGTCTTCACCATCACCGGCGTCTACCGCGTCCACCCAGAGACGAAGGCCAACACCGGCGTGCTCCAGCAGTTCGTGCTCACGGCGGCATACACCGGAGGCGCCGGCAACATGGCCATCGCCCCGGCCATCGTCACCAGCGGGCCACAGCAGAACGTAAGTAATAGTCCGGCCCTCAATGCACCAGTCACCTTCGCCAACACTGCAAGCGTAGCAACGGGGCTCAGTCTAGCCTTTCATCCCGACGCTTTTACGTTCGCCACAGCGGATTTAGTTATGCCCGGCGGCGTTGACATGGCTTCGCGGGTCGTCAAAGACGGTATTTCTATGCGAGCAGTCCGTCAATACTCTATCTCCGATGACACCTTCCCCATCCGCATCGATGTGCTCTGGGGCGCCGTTCCGCTTCGGCCGCAACTCGCCTGTCGCCTCGTGGCCAACTAGGAGCCGGTCATGGCAACCCAACAGGAAACCACGGGGGCCTCGAAAGAGGCCCCCCCCAACAGCGAAGGCGACGTGCCCACCCAGCACGCCGCAGGCGACCCCTTCAGCGGCCGAGGCCCGCAGGATACCGGCGGCATCACCGGCTACTCGGCCGGCAACCAGCTCTTCGATCCCGGCCTCTACGCGGGCGGGGGCGGGCATAGTGCGCAGGACGGCATCACCGCACGCCCCGGCGGCGGCCAGGCGCTGGCGGTGCCTCTGACAGCCAGCATCAACCGCATCAGCGCCTGCCGCACGGCGGGGGATAGCGTCTGCCTGCCGCGAGCCGCCGGCGGCCAGATTATCATGGTCCGCAACGCGGCAGGCACCATGGCGTGCCAGATCTTCGCCGCACCCGGCACCACCGACCTCATCAACGGCATCGCGGGAAGCACAGGCGTTTCACTGCCGGCCAATGGCGCGGCCATGTTTGCCTCTCCCATTGCCGGCATGTGGTTCTGGATACTGTCAGCCTAGCCCTGCCGGGACCGGGTCGTCCTTCCCAGCCCGAAGCCAAGGCGTGTAGCCCCCGAGCGCCTGTCCCGAGCAGAAATCGGGGGCAACTACTGACCTATTTCCGAAACCGGCGGCATTCTCGGAATCCATAAAATGCTGGACACCACCGGCGACCTCATAACCTTCGCGCTGCGGGCGTCGGGCATCAACGGCGTCGGCCAGACGCCGCTCGCCGAGGACAGCAACACCGGCCTCGATCTGCTCAGAATGTTAATGTCGCAATGGCAACAAAAGCGATGGCTCGTCTGGAATGAGGCCGAGATATCGCTGACGGCAACCGGCGCCGACTACTATACGATCGGGCCAGGCGCTGACTTCGACGTGGCCGTGCGGCCGACGAAGATCCACGCGGCATGGTGCAGGCTCATGCCGCTGGCGGGGACAACGCCCGTGGATATCCCCTTGGCCGTCATCGTGGCTAAAGAGGACTGGGCCACCATTGCCATCAAGAACCTCAAGAGCCTGCCGTCCGCGGTGTTCCTCAACACCTCATGGCCACAGGGGCGCGTGTATTTCTGGCCCGTGCCGCCGGTCGCCCAGCAAATGCAGCTCACGCTCGTCCTCAAGGCCGCGCTGCCGATTTACACCACGCTCGTCGATCCGCTGGGGCTGCCGCCGGAATACCTGGAGGCGATCATGTGGAGCCTGTGCCTGCGAATGCAGATGGCATACGGATTGCCCGCACGCCCCGATCACGCCGCCGCCATGCGCCAGGCAACCAACGTCGTCATGATGGCGAACACCCAAGTCGGCACCCTCGGCATGCCAGGCATCGGCAGCCGCAGCGGCGACGTGTCGAGCTGGGCCGGGCGCGGGCTTGATCG